TAATTTTATGCTTCTGCTGGGATTTCTTCTTCTGGTGTAGCTTCTTCAGCTGGTGGGGTTTCAGCGGTTAATGCTCCTTCAGGGGAAGTTTCTCCTGGTAATGGGGCTAAACCAGCTGCTATTTCTTCATCAGTAGGTGTAGTATCTTCTGCTTTGGCTCCATATCGTAAAATACGAGATATAGCTTCAGCTGCTCTTTCTTCTTCTGGGAGGTTTAAGAGGTAATATTTTTTGCCTTCGATTTGGGCTATCCAACTTCTTTTACCATAGATGAGATAAAATTCTTGATTGTTTTTTAAATTAATTCTAAATGTAGTAGGACGTGGAGCTACCCAGTCTATAGAAGACATAAATTTATCAAATTCACTAGTTAATAAATCTACAATTACATTCTTTAATTCAGGGAACTTAGTTAATTCATCATACTCAACAGCAGCTGTTTCTACTTTTTCCCTTTTTTTAATAACATTAGGGACAAGTTGTTTTATACGTGATATAAGTTCTTCTCTAGTCATTATTTTTTAGCTTTTGATTTTGCTATAGCATACATAGCAGGATCATCTTTTTTAAATTGTCCTGTTTTTTTAAGAGCTTTAACAATTTTTTCTTCTTTTTTATTAAGTTTACCTTCGTCAATTGCTTCTTCTTCGCTTGCTACACCAACCATAGCATCAATTTGGGGTTCATTTAATTCAAAATCAAGATAATGTTTTGCACTTGAGATCATATTTTTAGCAGTGGTAATTTTTGATTGCCACCAGGCAGGGAAATCAACTTCTTGTTCACCTTCAAATTGATCAACCATTTTATATAATTCCATAGCGTATTTACCTATTTTAGCAAGTTCAGCTTTAATCATATGGGGCTCATTGTCTTCATGGCCTAAATCCATATCTTCATCTACTCTTTTTAAAATAGCTTTTTGCAAATTATCAGGTAAATTTTTACGTTTGTCTGTAAACTCATCATCATATTTTGAAGTGAATGATGGTTTTTTCTTTTCAGATAATGGTGTTGATAAAACGTCTTGTACTAATTTTTTTAATCTATTATCTTTCATTTCTTCTGAGGTTGGTTCAGGTGTATGGTTTTTAGCAATTTTTAAAGCCCTTTTACGCATAAGGGTTTCAGCTTTCATTCCGTATTTTTTTACAAAATTTTTTTTATTCTTTTTCATCCCATAAAGAACTTGCTCCATTTTATACTTTTGGCCAGGAGTAAGTTCTTTATCAGGAGTCATAGTTAATTAAGCTTTGTCTTCAGCAGAGGATGTTTTCTTAAATTCACCAGCTAATTTTTTCAATTCACTAGCTGCTTTACGAGCACGTCCATGAGCTGCTTTAGATGTTTTTTCGTTTTCAATTTTAACTACTTCAAGTAGTTCTTCCATTTTTGTAATTAATTCTTGTGTGTTCATAGATTTTATTTATTATAGATTTAATTATTACTCACCACCAATATATTCACTAACAAAGAATTTAAGAGTGTTTCCTATTTGGGTTGTAAGTTTATCATTATTCATTCCTTTAGCTATTTTAAGAGCATTCATTAGGTGGTCCATTACTTCACTTTCTGTACCTTCCATATTAGCAGCTATGTCTTCTAAACCACTATCAGCAGTTGATGCCTCATCAGCAGGCATTTCATCAGCGGGCATTTCATCTTCAATCGGAAGATCTTCAATAGTATCAGTTACTTCAGTATCTTCTACTTCTTCATCCTTTTTTTTCTTTTTAGCTTCATCAAGCTCTTCTTCAGGAGTATCAATATCAAAGAAATAGTCTGAGTAATCTTCATCTTCAATTTCTAATTCATAATCTTCGTTTCCACCTAATTCATTAAGAATCATCTCACGAATTTTACCACGAAGGTTATTTTCATTTTCTAATAAAGGATTTAAATTCTCAAGAACTTTATTTTCTTTTAAGAATTTTTTTAAGTCAAAATTATCTGCCATTTTATTATAAATATTATTTTTTCTTATTGGTTGTGTATAAATATTCGGAAAGTAATGTTCCTACAACTCCTACTTTCTGTCTAATGTAAATCCACTCATCTTTTGTTATACGGTGTGAATCTTGAAATGAAATAGTTAATACACCTATTAAATGATTATCTAAACTATGAAGGCCAATCATACAAATAGATTTAGTATTAAATTGAGTAGTTAAATATTCTAAACCATAGGTATCTTCTTCTTTATCTACATTTTCTATTGACAATTCATTGTCTTTATAGATTTTAGAAAGTACTCTTGGAAATAAAGATACTGGGATGTTTTGGAATGTGGTTTGGATTGTTGGGGTATCAGGGGTACATTTTTCATAGAATATGGAAAACTTCTGAATTGATCGGCCTGTTGGATAAAAATAGCCACCATTATGAAATTGGGCAATCCATATTCTATCACATTCTAATTCTCCCATTATTTGTTCTAATTGAGTATCAATTAAAGTAGAGGTTTCAAGAGCATCTCGCATTGGAGTAGATGGGTCTTTTTTTTCCATTTTTAATTTTACCCAATTTACTACTACAGGACCTATTACAGCTGTAATTAATGCTACGGTTATAGTTGTAATGACAGTAAGTATTTCCATTATTTTTTAAGGCTTTCTAGGTATTTAATTACTTCGTTTAATGATTCTTCAGCTCGTTCTTTATTTATAGAACCAAACCATCTTTCTACTTCACCACTTTCTGTAACTGTCCCAGTATTGCTTTCTTGAGATTTTTCTTGGAAAAAAACTTTATATTCTTCTATAGCTTGATCAATTTCTTTATTATATGTTTCTTTAAGATAGTCATCCCATTTACCCTGGATTTTAAGCTGGGTTTCAAATTGGGTTCTACAATCTAAACATGACCCGTATGATTTATAATAAAAAGGGTCTAATTGTTTATTCATTACTTGATTACATTTAGGACAAAATAATGGAACAGATACTTTTTTAAATTTGTCCAATTTAGTAATATTCTGTTTAATACCGTCTTTAATAGTCCAAGTACGACCATTTTCTATCCAAATATCACCTTCAGTGTAATCTTGATCTTCTTTACTATAACCTATACCATGAGTTATTCTTTCTCCACTTTTACCTTTAACAAGATTACGAACACGTTGTATATCCCTCTCAGTAAATTGTTTTTTTAAAACATTTTCTTTCATAACTTATCTGTTTAAAGTATCAGTCCACTCTCTAAATATCATAGTACCCATAGTATTAGCTTCTTTTTCTAATTCATATAAGTAATCATCTTCTTTGATATTAGTAGTAGAAATATCATTTAATCTATCTTCACAATTTTGCATATGATGAATCATTTCATGTGAAAATGAACGCATAATATCTTTTGGGTGACGACCCATTGTATATAACACAATTATTTTGTTTGTTGGATCATAATGAGCTGTTTTACCAAAGAAATTTTGAGCATTTTCAGCATCATCATCTATAAATTTTACTTTAGGTAAAGGACGGATATTCATTCTTTTATTTAACATATACTCAGTGAGAGATTTAATTAACGGTGGGTAACTAAATTTACTCGGTTCAGCGTATATTTCTTTTAATAAATAAGTTAAATTTACCATGATTATACATATCATAGTTCTCGTTTAGCATTCGTCCTAAATTCAGTAAATGATGGAGAATGATTAGGATTTTCTAAATCAAATATTGTTTTTACAGTTTTAAACAATTTTAAATTTTCTTCTTGAGTTCTACTTGATTCAAATAACTCCCATCCTTTACCTTGTATTTTATCTTTAGCTGGTTTGCGTTTAGATGATTTAAGCCAAAGTATGCCTCGTCTATCTGGTTTTACACCAAAACATTCTTCATAACATTTATCATATATTGCTGTTTGGAATTCATAAATAGTATGTAAATGGTTAGACGATTTATGGTCTATAACCCATAATTCATCATTTATAGTACATACTAAATCACAAGTACCCGCTACTTTTAGTTCATCTGAAAATAAATGTATTTCTGTTCCTATTAGGGTTGGGTTATATGTTTCCCAAAATTCGACAAATTTTAAAAACATTTTCCATACTTCAATATCATATAAAGGAGTATTATCTTTAGAAAGGAAGTTTAATTCTTTTCCTTCTAAATAATCCTCAATCATATTATGAACTTTAGTCCCATCCTCAGCTGATTTTCTCATTATATAATCAGCATTGTTTCCCATTTGTTTTAACCAATCTTCAAAGTACTTTCCTTTAGGATAATATTGTAAGACGTAAGTGATTGAAGGATAGTATTCTCCATTTCTAAGGTAATACCTTGAATCAGGCATTGTAATCTGTTGTGCATCTTCAGAAATCTGAAGGATACGATTGTGTGGGGTTTTTATATTCATATGATTGATAATTTTTTTTCCATTAATTTATAAGAGTTTAAAGGAAGAGTAGTTTGGATTAATTTAGTAAAATTTTCAAACCCCATTTCACTTGGATCTTTTCCTTTAAGTTCTACTAAATATACTTCTTTCCCTTCATTAAGTAACAATTCACAAAATTCTAATGCTTTACTAATAGCATCATTATCTAAAGCAATATATATTTTTTGTACTTTAGAAGTTACAATTTTTTTCATTAATGCTGGTTGGATATTTTTTCCAAATAGGGGTATAGCATTGCGTTTTATAGCTATAGCATCAAATGGTCCCTCACATAATATGATAGGTAAGTCCCAGTTAATAAACAACTCAAATGGCACTATATCTCGAGATACTTCAGGATTGCGATACTTAACATAAGGTTCTTTTTCAAATGATCTAGCAGTAAAATAATTTAATTTACCATTTTCATCATATGATGGAACAATAATCATTTTATTATATAGACCATACTCACAATATCCTATATTATATTTTAAAATATCTTGTTGAGTAATATTTCGTTTTTTAAGATATGTTAAAGCATGTTTTGAAATAATAGTATTATCAAAATGTTTAAATTCTTTAGGAAGTTCAACTAAACTAGTTGTTGTTATTTCTTGAATATTATTTTTTGATTTAACTAAAGGATTAAGTTGAGATAATATATCAGAGGAAACTTGTATTTGTTTAAATAAACTTCTTATAGTTTTACCTTTTTTACTACACACCCAACATTGCCAAGGATTAGTTCCTTCTTTATTTTCGGTAAAATTTATCTCTAATTTAGGTTTATGATGATTACAAAAAGGACAAGTATATGCTTGGTTTCCTCTAGCTGTTCTTTTACCTGTTCCTAAAGTTGAATTAACTAGATTAACTAAAAGTTCATTTACCATATTTTAAATGTATGAACTTAATCTACAGAAACAAAGTCTTTTGAGTAAAATTTTCCCAATATATTGTCATTAATCCATTCTTCAGGTTTTTCTAATACACCTAGTTGAAATAGATATTTACATTCATAATATGTTAAAAGTTTTTTATTTGGGGCTAGACATAAAATTTTTCGAGTAAAATCTTTTTGTTTTCCTTGTTTTAGAAGTTCAAGGATGGGTTTAGCGGAACCATAATAGGTTTTCCAGTCTGATTCTTTAGATGTTAAAATAAAAGTAGATTTACGTCCTCTACCAGTTTGTTCTGCTAGTTCTTTTTTAGTAAGCTTTTTTTTAAAATTATGATGTAAAGCTTTTTTACCTAAATATGATTTACCAGACGGTTCGTGAATTGTAATATAAATAAAACCATATGTTCCTTCAGGAAAATCCTCTATGGATTTTATCCTTTTATTATTATATAACCAATTTTCCATAAAAATTACATATCTAAATTAACCAATATATTTGTGTCTGTTACTGACGATAAGGGTAAGGGTTGAGCAAGTTTAGCTACTGCTATTAATTCATAATTATTATTATATAAACCTACAGTAGTTACAAATGGATCAAAATATGAACCTGTTGCAAAATTATATATAATTCCACTATTTAAACTTCCTGATATTAGGGTTGGGTTTTGAGAAAAATTAAATTCATTTTCTCTAATGGTACATTTGTATTGTGTTTCATATAAGGTGATAGTACTATTAAATGAACACGTTACATTTGCACTATTAATAAATCCTTGAATATATGATGCATCACCTACTCCATATATTCCCCCCTCATATGTTACAAACCCATAACCATCTTGTCCAGGAATACCATCACTAGTTAAAATAGCCATTCCATGTTCATATATAATATCTCCAACTTTGAGACTTCCTGAAAGGAGATTTCCTTCTCCATCATCTCTTAAAGTAGAAAGACCATTAGATAAAACAAATGTTCCCGGTTTAATATATTCTCCAAATAAATTTGAAGGTATAGAAATTACTCCTATTATTTCACCTGATCCTGTAGGGAAATATCTGTTTGGGGGTAAAGTATTAGATAAGTAGTTATATGCGTTTGGTGTATAAGAAGAAGTTGTTGTTATAGTCCCATCAGGGTTAAATGAAGGCACTGTTACCGGAGAACCATCATCATCTAAAAGATAATTATAATAATATAATTCCCTAATAGAACGGTATACTAAAAATTTATCTTGAGTATAGATGTATCCTGTAGGATTTGAACCTGATATCCATAATGATGGGTCTGTGTTTTCTCCCTCAAAAATATCAATCCCAGACCCTGTTAAAAGAGCGGTTCCTTCAAATGTAAATGATTTATTTACCTTGAGTGGAGAGACAGTAACGTCCGAAGTAGTGAATGGTTTGAATACGCTCATTCATTCTTAGAAATCTAGTTTTACTCTAACAAGAGCTTCTTTTGTAAAGTCTTTTATTAATGGTCTTGAAAGTTTAGCAACAGCTAATAATTCGTTTTGATCATTATACATTCCTACAGTTGTAATATATGTTTGAGGACTATTAATAAATTCATCATATATTACTTCACCTGTTGGGCCTGAAATAAAGGTTGGGTTTTCTGAGTAGTTAAATTCACTATTTCTAGCTCTAACAAATATATAATCTGAAGTAATAGTTTCTTGGGAATTTAATCCAAAGCTAGCTCCTAAAGATATTGCATTGTATAGTCTTCGAGGGTTAAAACCATCTGAATTGTTTGAGCGGCTAGGTGCTACTTGAATTGATTGTGAAATAGCAGATGGATTTAAAAGAATAGTTCCCAAATCAGGGAAAACTAAACCATATGAACCTGATCCAGCAACATATCCACCACCAGTAATAGCTGATCCATTAGATCCTGATACTAATTGGAATACTCTAGTTGAGCCTATAAATGTATTTACAGATACATCGTTTGAGTTATCTGTTAATTTTAATGTTCCTCCTGATCCTGATAATGTTAGATTAAGTGAGCCTGGGAATAGAGATTCTTTATATCTTGCTCTTTCAACAGAAATTACCCAAAAATTACTCCCGGTTACAACATTTGTATCTGTTCCAAAAATAAAAGAAGCATTTTCATCCTCTAATATTAATGCTCTATACTGGCCATATACTGTTTTAGTATAAGAATTTCCAGGTACTGAAGGGTTATAAAGATCACTACCACTTCCTAAAATATCGGCATATGCAATATCAAATTGTACAGCAGCATTGTCATCAGTAGATGCTGTTTGATATACACTTAAATAATAATTTCCAGAAGAACCAGCTTCTTGAATAGAGGAAGTAAAAAATGCAGTTAATGTAGGTGAATCAGTTGACCAAAGTGTAGACACAATTGAATCACTACTTACTACAAAATCTTCAGGATCGAATGTTTTAAAGCTCATTTATTTATTTTTTAATTTATTCTATTAACAATAATAGGAATAGTTAATCTAGCACCACTATCTAAACCAACAACAGTTAAAGTAGCAGAAATTTGTTGATTAGAACCAAACAATGTATTAATTGTTGTGGCTCTTAAGTTAAATTGAGTACCAATAATTGTTTTAGAAACATTAGTACCTAAAGTTGTTGTTGACGCAGCATTTGCTGTTTCAGCTGCGGTTGTGTTAATACCAACACCAGTAAATGTATTCATCAAACGTACATCTGAAATAATCGCTGAGTAACCACTAGTTTCAAATGTTTGGGTATTACCTAAGTAATTTAATGTTTGAGGAGTAATTGATAATGAAGCTCCTTGTTGTAATGTAATTGCAGTGTATCCTAAATCAAGTACAGGTAATTTAGCTGTTCCACGAGGTAAAGTAGCTAATTTATATTTCATGATTTGAGTTTCTTGAGGAAAAGCCTCAAGTAACGGCATGTTTTGAATTGCTTCACCGTAAAAGGCAGAACCTGATGGGTGTGTAGGGTTATATAGAGTGTAATCAATTTCATCATCAGCTAATGCAAATTGAGTAATTCTAAAAGTACCATCATTTTTAGCTAATAATTCTCTACCTTTTGTTGTTAAAATAGCATCAACTGTTACTACTTGGTTATTTAAATATCCCATGTTTTATTTTATTATAAATATATTATACTAATAAATATTATTAAAGCAAACCTTTATTTGTAAAATCTTCAATATATTTGCCTATATTTTGTTCCATTTTTTCACTCATGTATTCAGGTTTAATAATATATGGTCCATTAAATCCAGAAGGTTTTAAACCATCTAAAAGTAATCCTGCAGGGTTATCAACGTATCTTCTTAAAAGGAATTCATTTACATTGATGTTTGAACCAGATATTGGTTTGTCTAAAATTATTCTTAATAAAGGTATTGATAAAGGTTTAATAATAGTAGCTGAGGAAACCATAAATGTTTTAGTTTCATCTCCTTCAAATCTAAATTCATCTCCTGGTTGGATAGTAACAGGTAATGTTATAGGGAAAAATCCTGAATTAGGGATATCTTCTTGATAGATGTTAGAAGAGTTTAAATATTGGATAAAGGTATTGTTAGAAGAATATAAATAGTTTTCAAATCCTGGGGATGAAGAGGTAAAAAATAAATTAGAAATATTTAGAGGTGGTGTAGGGTATGGGTTGGTTGATACTTTAAAAGTACTATTATTTGCATACCAAGTTCCTGTTTGACCTGCTATCATTTGTACTCCAAATACATCATTAACTTGAAGATCAGTTCTAGGGATATTTACTGTAAAATTTATATTTTTACTTATTCCGGTAGGAGTAGAGATTACTGTATTTGCAAAAGGATTAGTTGGAGGAACTATAATCCCTCCAACAGCATTAGTTGGGAATGAAGTAATGACTCCTCCTCTATTTCTAACTACTCTAGCAAAAACAGTACCAGAACCAGGAGATAATCTAACTGCATTTAAATTAACTTCAAATATTAAATCTAAATTTTCAGCAACTAAAGCAGGAAATACTGTGTATGTGCTAGTGCTAGGGCTTATAGATGCTCCAACACTACTTCCACTAGATATTATTTCCTCTAAATTTATTCCAGACCATGCTGTCTGAACAGGATACAATGTAGATCCATTGTCTGGACTTTTTGTAGCTGTAAAATCACTTATAGAAGCACTTGAATATGGGTTTCTATCGGTAAATGTTAATGATTGAGTAAAATCCATTGGTGGATTATCATAATGTCTTATTTGATTATATATGATAGGTTCAATGGAAGCTCCTCCTCTAAATATATTTAATTTTGGATTTTGAGTAAATCCTCCTGCTGTTAAAGATTGTAATTCAACTTTTTCTCTAGATACAAAGGTTTGTTGATTTAAAGAAAGTGAATTTAAAGTAGTATTAGGGGCAATTAAATCTCCATCTTCACTAATTAGATATTTAACAGATACTCCTGAGGTGTTCATTTTTTCAGGGGCATATCCTCCTATACTGTCGCTATAAGCTACATATGTTTTTAAAGACTCTACAGAAGGTAATTTACTATATGTTCCTTCATCACCTAAAGTCCATTTATTTAATTCTTGAGATGTAGTTTTACTACCATTATATCTAGGATTAATATGACGAAGAGTAGTATAATTTGAATCTTGTACTGCTGCTCTAGTAGCTTCATTATTAATTAATAAATCAAAATTGGTTGGAGTTAATACTCCACTTGAATAATCAACATCTTGATAAAATCCACTAATTCTATCTATATTAGCATTGTTTATTAATGGATTTTGATCACTGTTATAAAAATTCGGTTGAGTAATATATGGTTCAACTATAATAGAATCTTGAACAGATGCTGTAGGGGATATACTTTGTGTGATAAGTAAACTACCTGATTTAAGAGTGGATGAGGTTGCTCCATATACTAAGGCAAAGAAATCACCTTTTCTAAAATCAAAAGAAGCAGTAATAGTTGAAGTAACATTAGCTCCCGAACCAAAAGAAACAAAATTTAATACTCCTGTTCCTCCAACAGGAGAATATAAATAACCAAATGTACCTGTGCTACTTCCTGAGGTTGTAATAGATGCTGTAAGTCTAAGAGATATATTAGGGGTATTTTCTAAAGTATATACTCCTGAAGATGTGTTAAAGTATGGAGTTCCATAATGGGCTATATTTCCAGAAGTTACATTCCATGATCCTATAGCTGTAAGAGATGAAGGGATAGGAGAGGAACCAGTAATAGATGAAGATACTCTATAATTTTTAATTTCATTATCTATTCCTAAACCTTCTAAAGGGATATCTTGTCTATTTATTTCATATAAATAATAATTGGAATGTTCATTAATATTTAATACTTCATAATTTTCATATGATGTGTTAGTAGTATATTTAATTAATAAATTAGTAAGTTGACCTAAAGCAATAGTATTATCTACTCCATTAACATCTATTTTATTAATTTTTATAAAAGCTGGTCCTTTAGTAAGTGGAAGAGGAAATAATCTATATCTAGGGGCTAAAATTAAAATTTCACCTTGATTTGGTGTTGTTAAAGAATTTAAAAATTGACCTTCAGTAAAGGTAGAATTATTATTTTGTCCATAAAGGCTATTTCTATATAAAATAGGAGTATATTCAAAAGAAGCATTTTCTAATGGGTAAGGTTGAGATAAACTTTGTGTTGTAACTAAGATAACAGATCCACTAAATTCACCATCATAAAATTCTTCTTGTGAATTATGTAATACTGTTACTTCACCTAAAGGTGTAGCATAAGTTTCATTCCAACTTTGAGAAACATTTCCTACATAATTAAATTCTTCAACTGAACCTCCTGTACCTCCACTAAAATTTTCTATAGTTCCTGGGTTGTAATCATTCCATTGAGGTACAACTGTACCTGAAATTGTAACGTTACTCCAATCTACTTGTGGTTGAGGGTAACGGTTTCTTTCAAGTAAATGTTGTTTAATAGTAACTCCAGAAGCAAGACTTGTACGTGCAGGTACAAAGTCTTTTATCATTTTAAATAATGAATTATCAAAGAATTTAATTAAACGTATATAATCAAATAAATTATAGTTTTTAGTATATTTTTCAAAATAATTATTACGTAAATTATCTAAGTCAGGGTATGACTGTAATGGGGATGATCTAAAAGCAGGATCACCTATATAATCTCCTAAATTAAAAAATCCAAGGGATGAATTTATATCATCATTTATTTCGTCTTGAGGTGAAAAAGTTACTTCAAGTAAATTAATATTCGGAGTGTAACTTGCACTTGCCTCTATTGTTTGAGATAAACTTCTTAAAGGTGATAAAACAGATCCTGTTGGTAAAGTATTATTTTCTATTCTAATTTTATCAGAAATAGCATTTTTAATACCTGCTACAGGTTGATCATAGAAAAAATATTCTGTGTTTGGTGCAAATGTTGGGGTGGAATTAAAATTAAAATTACTATTTGAAGCAAATGAACTAGTTGTAACCCAAGATCCTGTTACTTTTGGATGAATTGAAACTGATCCTGTATAGAGTTCTCCACCTAAAGGGGCTCTAAAGGCAAGCTCATTAGGTCCACTATTTAATGAATTTCCTTCAATTGAATAAGGATTCATTATGTAATCCTTAAATATACTTTCACTTATAGGGTTAGTATAATATCTAATTTCTTGTAAAGAACCAGAGAAAGAAGGGTAAGATAAAGTATTACTACCTCTAGCAAATACAGAACCATTAGTTGATACAGACCAACCTAAAGTAGAATCTTCAGTTATAGAAGCAGAAGTAAAAAATCCTAATAAAGTTCCATTATCTCCACCTTCATATATTTTATTTCCAACATATAAAGAAAAATCATCACTTTGTCTATTTACCATTACTGACCACCATCCATCATCAAAAAACGGCAAATAAACACTTGCTGTAGAATTTGGGTAATTAACAGCATCTGGGAAGAAGGTTAAAGTAGCATATTGATAATATGGGTCTATTATAGAACCACTGTAAGAGCCACTAGTATATCCTGATCCAGTGTATGTTAAAGTTATATGGGATACATCATTACCTAAGTTAGTAAGATACCATAAACTTTGAGAGTATGGGATATTTGTTTGGGGTAATCCATTAGTTTTAAACCTAAAAGCTACAGATGCAGGAACATTATCTGGGGATGTCCAGTTTGAATTAAGTTCCCAAGGGGTAGTTATGTAATTACTTCCTGTAGAGTAAAATGCATAATTAAATTCATTTTGCCAGTAATCCCAATCATTCGAATTTACTTTATCTTTTCCTCCATATTCATTAATTCTTAATATTGTATCAGGAATACCATATGAAGTAATAAGGGCGCGTAAACCAGGTAAAGTACCTTTTGATTTAAGCAGGTATGGTAAATTGTGATAAATGCGTTTATATAGCGATTTATTCACATCATCTAACGGCATATAATCGTTAGAGGCAGATATTAAAGTGTCAATATATTCAAATCCACTAGGGGCTGGAAGTGAACCAGTAATATTAGGGAAAGGGAATAAAGCACCATCAGGTGTTAAACCTAAAAATGCTGTGTATAAATCTTGATTAGAGAAATTATTTTGGTATAATTTAACTCCAAAATCACGAATAGCATCAGCTACTATATCTTTTGATATACCATATTCTAAACGGTTATCAGCATTGTATTTTTGAGTAACATCTTTATAGTATATCCAAATGTTATCAAAATGTTGAGCAACCATATCTATGAAAAGTTCATAGTTTTCATTACTTGGATCATCTCTTAAATATTCTGGGATAGATTTAAGGAGGTTATCTTTGTTTTGTTCATCATATATTGATGCTGAGAAAATGAGTCCTCCATATAAAGGGCTATATTCATTAGTACTTCCAAACCAAGTTAAAACTTCATTACTAACTGATGGAGCTAATAAATAAGGAGGTTCTGTATTTAATTTAGGCCATGCTTTGGAACCACTTGAATAATATAAATAATAATCCCATCCATCAAAATTAGTTATTATTTTACTTATTTTAGCTTCTAAAACAGTTTTACTTTCATTAACAGCTAAAGAAGAAGAAGTAGGGCCTGTTATATTAGAATTAAGTATAGAAATAGAATTATTATACTCTTCAATTAATTGAATTTTATGATAAAAATTTTCAAGTCTAGTTTGGGCTGAACTAAAATGGATAAATTCTGAGAGGTCAGTATAGTCTATATTAATATCTATTTCTTTTTCTTCTAGAAGACTAAAAATTTCATTTTGAGAACTAGTAAGAGAAGTAGTAATTATGTCAGTATAATTTAATTCAAGAGTTGAATTATTAATTTGATCTTTTAAATCTAAATTAAAATTAGGTCCTTTAATAGGAGTAGTATCTTGAATTATAATAGGTTCTTCAAGGAATGTTACTTGATACGCTATAGATTCTTCAATACTTGATATAACCCATAAAGTTGAATTTAAATCATATTCCTCTGGGAGTGGTTCATATAATTTAATTAATATAGTAGGGTTAGTTGTGTCTTCATCTGTTAAAGCTATATTATTAGCTATAAAAAGATTATTATCACCTAAATTAATATAAAAATCAAAAAAATATGTACTACTATTTCTTTCTTGAATAAAAGTATTTGTTTTTTCAATTATATCAAGATCACTTAAAATAGTACTATCTAACCTAATTTCAGTTCTATCAGCTGAGATCTCGGATATGTAAAGTAGTTCAATATTTGAACCAATATGTTTATTAAGAAAATTAAAGTATGTTATATACTCTCCTGTATCAAATCCTAAATTTAATAAGACTTGTTCAGGATTGATTTCTATTTGAGATAATTCATTATTACTTCCTGCTGATTGACCATTGTTTAAAACATTATATTGAGTAAAGTTATATTCTGTAGTAAGAATATTTTGGTTAAGATCATAAACAAACAATTCAATATAACTACTAGTTGTAAATGAAGTAGTTATATCAAATGTAGGAATCAAATTAACCTCTTGAGATTCATATATTTGAGAGGTTAAATCTTCAGTATTTATTAATGTGATTTCTGCGGCCATTATTGTGGATTAGCTATAGGGGTTCCTGTTTGGGCTTCTATTAATTGTCTTTGAGTATCAAGTAATTCTGTTCTTAATTGATCTATTTCACGTTGAAGTGCTAAAATTAAATCATTGTTAGGTTGAAAATTAATATATTCAGTACTTGTTGTGATAAGATATTCATGTGAATTAGTTGCTCCTAATTCAGGTATATCATAAAATAATTCATCATACATTTGAAAAAATTGTTCAACTGTGTTTTGTTGGGCAATTTGTTCTGGGATAGGAGTAACACCTAGTTGGGTAAAAGAGGTATTAATTACTTTTTGATAATTATTTTTATTATAAACTTGCTTATTAAAATTTACACTTTCACTCATCCGTTAACTACTTTAAAGTAATATTGATCATTAAAAATAAGTGTAGAACCATCAATATTAGTTTTTATTAATATAGTATAATATCTTTCTGGTTCTAATCCACTCATATAGATATCAAAATAATTACCATATTCATCAGAACTAATTTGGGTATATTGGTCATCAAATGTAACAATATATTCATTAGTATCCAAATCTTTTATAGCATAATATGAAGAAGTTGGAAGAAAATATAGATTAGTAAAATATGAAGAAGTTTGAAAAGTTCTTAGGGGATACAAAGGACTAACATTTACTCTAAATTTATTAACACTAGAAGGATAAAAAACTCCTGGGTTTTCATTTAAAGCTAATTTAATATTAGTTGTATTAACTATATTGTTAGTTAATGATCCTGTTAATACAGTAGAATAATCTCTCCATTTAAATTCTAAACATGGGGGATAAATTGTATTAGTATCAACACTGTAGTATTTTAAAATAGGTTGAGTAGATTGATTAGGGTTAAATTCGACTTCATTTTCCCATTTTGTTATAAACCCATAATTTGGAATAGAACTACTATACCAGTTAGATACTATAGTTTTAACTCCTACATTTAAGTCTTTATTACTACGTAAATCAAATGATTGAGTTATTCTATAAGATGATACTCCTGAGCTAGAATAAAACCAATTTCCACCTCCTGCAATAGCATAATTAGGATCATATGAGCTAGTATATAATCCAGTTCCTACAGACCCACTTAAAGACCACACTCCTGATCCAGAAAAAGTTGGAGAAGACCAACATACTCCATCTGTAGTTTGAGGTGAATCACCAAACTCACCAGTACCATTATCCCATTCTTGAGCTACAGGCCATACTTCTATATTATATGAGGTAGCTATTCCTTGAGCAGATGCTACAAAAGACTTAAAAGAAACATCCCATATAGAACTGCTAATTTTATTATTAATAATATCTGTTATCTCTGTAGAATCAAATTGAGTTAAAAAACGAGAAACATCTGGAGTTCCTTCTATGCTTAAAGAGTTATAAATTTCACTTATAGCATCCATCCCTGTGTTCATTAAAGGATAATAAGAATATATGGAAGCATCCTTATAAGGAAATAGTTTATAAACAGCCATTTTTTATTATAAATATTATAGAGGTACCACTTTACCCTTAATATCTGAGTTAGGGTATCTAATTTCGAAAATACTAGGGTCAAGAGAAGGGTAAACTACTAAATTTTGAGTAGCCCCAGTTATATCATAAGCATATTCAGAGTATCCTAAGGTTGTTCCGGCTTTATTGGATAAAACTATATTTTTAACTGTTTGAACTCCTTTTATTTTATCTAATAAAATATATAAATCTCTTAAAAATATTGGTTGATTAATTTGCCATTTACTTATTAAGAAATAATCTTTTAAAGTATTTATACAATTTAATAATACTTCATTATTATTGTATTCAGGTAAAACTATAATTTCAAAATTAACTCCTATATTAATAATATATGCATCTCTCTA